GTGGCCTTGATCTTCTCGCGCGCCTTGTCCTGTGCACCTTTGACGAACAGCCGGACCAGGCCAGCCACAGCGCCGATCCCCGCACCGATGGCTGCTCCGATCGGGCCACCGAACTTGTAGCCGATCATGCCTCCGCCAGCCGTCGTCATCGCCAGTCCGGAGAGCCCGCCTCGCTGCAGGCCGTACATCGCCAGCATGGCTCCGCCCATGAGTGCCGCGTTCGACTTGCCAATTGCCGAGACCTTCTGGCCCATCGTCGCGGCTTCCCACGTGGTTGCCACACCGGGTGCGAGTTGCACACTGCCGCCGATGCCGGCGAAGGACTTCAGGTTCGCGAGCGTCGCGCCCCACCCGGTCTTGGACAGCATGCCGCCCGTCCCGGCAGCGCTCCCACTTGGAACGAACGGAGGCGTGGCCCCGGGCATCGAGGTCCCGCCGAATACCGGCACTGCGCCGATGCCCAACATTCCGCCGAGCCCACCCATCACTCCGCCTCCGCCGGCTGAGGCCTGCGCAAAGCCGACCCGCTGTCCGGTGAATAGCTGCATCAGCGTAGCGGCCACCCGCGAAGTAACGACATCCTTGATGGCGGTCAGCAGAGCTGTCTTCAGCGAGTTGCCGATCGCCAACCAGACCGACTGCGATCGGGTCAGCAGAGCATCGAACACGCCCTCGGCTTGCCGCTTGAACGAATCGAATATGCGCTGGTTCTGGTCGCGGACGATCTGCGCCTGGCGAATCGTGGCGCTTTCCCGCGCCCCTTGCACAGCGGCGTCCGTCGCCTCCTGCTGAAATCGCTTGATCTCATCCCGTTGCGCGGTCAGCTCCGCGATCCGCGCCTGGATCTCGTCCACCCGATAGCCCAGCCGCTTGAGCGTGGCTTCTTCCTCCAGCACCATGCGGGATGTTTCGAGGTCAAACAGCCGCATGCGGATCTCGTGCACTCGGGTGATGTGCTCGACCTCGATGGCCGCCTTGCGCTGTTCGACCGCGACTTTCTGTTCGATCGTCTGCGCATCGCTAGCATCAACCGCCCGCAACTGCGCGTCGCGAACGAATCCCGCGCGCCGCTCCTCGAACGAGTACACCGTCTCGATGTGCGCCAGATTCGCCTCGGAGATCCGCGCGTTGTTGGCGAGCCGCTCCTGGAACTGCTTGGCCTCAAGTTCACGCCGGCGGTTGTCCGCCTCTTCCATCTCCTTGATGTAGTCACGAAAGTACTCGACGGTGTTCTTGTGCAACTCCTCCTTCCATGCGGCCAACTTGTTCCGCATGATCTCCAGGACCGACTGCCACGCCGCTTGGGTGAGCGGCGCCACCTGCTCGATGCCATTCTTGTCCAGGTAAGTGGTGCCCTTCTTGATGCGGGTGTTCACCTCCGTCACATCTCGCGCGTAGCCGCTCAGACCGGACTTCCGGGACGCGACGGCTTCATCTTCGAGTTGCAGGGCGAATTCAGCCTGCCTGCGTGCCCGCTCCTTGGCAGCCTCACGGGCTTCCTCCTCGGCGCGACGTTCGGCCTCGGTCTTCTGCTTCTTCGCGAACACCAGGCGGAAGCCCTTGTCATCCCTTTCGATGGTGGCGAGACCAGCGGGGCTCTTCCAATCCGCGGGGATCTCGTCCTCGAAGCCGGGAATCACTTTGCGGCGACCGAAGAAGGCGTCCTTGATTTCCTGCTCGGTATAGCCCTCCTTCTTGAGGTCGTCGACGGACTTTCGATCCTTCGTAATGGCGTTCCGGATCGTCGCATCCCGGATGTCCTGCTCCATCGCCTTCTGCTGGTTCTGGAAGTTCTGATACTGCTCGTAGCCGACAAAGCCCGCTGCAGCGATCAGCATTCCGCCCGCGATCCACGGATTCAGCGCGATCGCGGCATTCAGTGCCAGTACAGACGTCCGTGCCGCCGCCATCCAACTGATGAACTGTCCGACCGCAGCCCCCACCGCCGTTGCGCCGAAGATCTTCACGAAGCTGGCGATTTCGCTTGAATTCTTCCGAACCCACTCGAGCGACTCCGACAATACTTTGATGAGCTTCGAGAACTCGGGCAGGAACTGCTCGCCCAAGGCGTTCTTCGCCTCTTGCCAGAGGCGCGTCAGCGAAGTCATCTGCTTCCCGGCAGTACCCATCGCCGCCTCGTAGACGCCCCGAATCTTCACGCCCTCCTGGAGGACCCGGTTCAGCATGGCCTCGCGCTTCTCGGCTTCAGACAGGGCATGGCCACGCTTCTTCGTTTCCTGCTGGATCACCTGTTCAAGGGACACCTGCAGACCCATCGTGTGGAGAAGCTCGGTCTGGCCGGTGGTGATCCCCTTGATGATGTTCTCAAGCGCTTCCGAGGAGTTGACGCCGGAAATAACTGCGGCGTCCTGAGCCACCCGCGCCAGGTCCGTCGCCTTCGACAGATCAAGTTCTGCGAAGATCATCCTCTGGACGACGCCATGGGCTTCCTGGGTGGACACGCCGAGTTGCTTGATGCGGTCCACCAGCCGGTTCACCGAGGCGGCATTGTAGTCGTTGACCTTGGCAAGTTGGTTGGTGACCACACCGAGGGTCTGCGTGCGTGCGGCGTATTTGACGATCTCGGCTCCGTACTCCTTGAGCCAGCCGACAGCCCGCTCGAACGCATGGCCCAGTACAGTGCCGGCCGCCGCGCCCTTCACCATCGAAGCAGTCAGCCCGTCGATTCCGGCCGACGCCCCGCGCGCGCTCTTGGCGGCAGCCGCCTCTATGCTCGACAGGCTGGAGTTGACGCTCTTGATGGACGCATTGGCCCTGTTCGTGTCGATTTCGACGACGAGTTCGAGCTTATTGTCGGCCATGAACTACGCGCTGAACTGCTAGGATGGCGATGAATGAAGCTGCCCAACGGCGAACGTGCAATGGTTGAGTTGGAAAAGCTTCAAACTTACTGTCTGAACCAGCATCATCCTCGGGGGCGCCACAAAGCACGAGTATTTGCGGCCGTTGGGATACTCGAAGAACACGCGGCGCAATTGCAGAAGGCGCTTCTCGAGGCTGCACAGACGGGCGATGCTGAAGTGGGGACCCCAAGTCCGTATGGTTCCCGATTCGTGGTGGATTTCGATTTGCTGCATGAGGGTAGAACCATCCGTATTCGCAGTGCCTGGATTATTCGGAGCGGCGAGGACTTGCCACGGTTGACCACATGTTATGTACTGTAGAGAGGAAAGCGCCATGAGCCAGCTTCAGATTCATTCCGTGGTTGCTGTGACTTCAGACCTGCCTGATCACGGGCTAGTCCGCGGTCAGGTTGGCACGATCGTCGAGGTTTGGGCCCCGGATGTGTACGAAGTTGAGTTCAGCGACGACCAGGGCAAGACATACGCCATGGTCGCGCTTCGGGCTGAACAACTCATGCGGCTGCACCACGAGCCCGTTCATGAAGCCGCTTAGTTGATGAAGATCGACAAGGTCCTTATCGATTCTTACCCGTTCACCATTCGCCCGCTTGCGGAAGCAGACGGTGGTGGTTTCGCGATTGAGTATCCGGATCTCCCCGGCTGCATCTCCGATGGAGACACGCCAGAAGAAGCTTTCGCCAATGGTTGCGACGCGGTCAGATCCTTCCTGCTCAGTTGCGTCGAACATGGCGAAGCTTTTCCTGTAAAGCGATAAGGGTCTCCTGCTACGGGCTCCTGGACTGCATCTTTTCGAGGTCGTGCTTCCCGCACTCCTCATCGAGAATCACGATTGCGCTGAACTCGTCCGCCCCGATCTCTTGGAGGCCGATTCGCACGCCGATCTTCAGCGATACCCGAAGGTCTAACGCTCGCCGGATTAACAGTCCAGATTCAGAGGTCTGAGCGGCATCCAGTTTGTCCAGCGGGCAGTGATCGCATCGTCCTCCTTCATCCGGAGCATCGGGGCAGAGGCCGGGATCGCACAGTTCCTCGCGGCGGAGGGCCCAGTGGATGAGAAACCGCATGGAGGGCTGCTCCGGCCACTCCCCGGGTGTCAGTTTGGGTCGCCGGTCTCCTGGAAGACCGCGTCGAGGGCGTCGATCGCGGCTTTAACGGCGACGGCCTGGTGGATGATCGGAACATCGCCGGCGTAGCCCTCCGACGTCTGGATCAGCTTCTTGAACAGCGTCGCTGCCGGTGCAAGGTTGATGACCAACTCCTGGCGGTTGTAGGGAAGGTCGAGCACACGTGCGAAGCCGCGCCGGTATTCAAACACATCCTTTGCCGACGGCATCCGCAACTCATGGGTGACCGATCCGCCCAGGACCCGCAGGGTCACGCGGAAGCCGTCACCTATCGAGGCGACGTCATCCACCTCCGCCTGGCTGAGTTGTTCGATGACGCGGCTGGCCTCGAACGGATCGACCACCGGACCGTCATCGTCGCCGACTCGGATCTTGGCAAGCAGTGCGCCGTCGATGTCTTGGGAATCCGGAATGGTCGTCTCCGAAACGCCACGCCCGAGTTGCTTGACGATCACCTTCCGCTTCCGCTGGCGGTCGATCCATTCCTCGTCGGTCGGGAACCGCACTTGGATCGTTTTCACGCCGTCCGGCGTCCGGAGGTTCACCGTCACCAGGCGGCTCGCGTCAAATACAGCAGTCTTCGTTTCCATAAAGCTTGTTCCTTATTGGCAAATGCTGTCCACGCCGCACTTCGCCACGGCGGAGACGATTCCGTTGGTTGCGTCCCACATCGGCAGGCAGTCGACCGCAATCGTGACGATGCCGTCCGTCTCGCCCAGTTCCGCGGTCGCGAAGGAGACCTTCTGCCAGGTGATGTCGAGGGCATTGTTGGCGTCGTAGCTGAGGCCGATCACCGCCGTGCCGGTGGACTGGTTCTTCAGCTTCGTCAGTTCCGTTGAGCCGTTCTCAAACCGCGCGACGAACTTCAGCATCCCTTGCCGGTTGCCGAACTCGAGGCGGCCGCGGATGGCGCCGCTCGTGCCGTCACCCGGCGTCTGGAAGCCGGAGCCGGGATAGAACCCGCCATCCATCCGGACGTTGTTCTTCCACGACGTCTCCAGCGACACGATGTTCTTGTTCGAGACGTAGTTGACGCCGTTAATCGAAAGCGACAGCGATGCCGACGGGAGTAGCTTCTCCACAGTGGCGGCCGGCATGGTGATGGCGGAAGGCTCGGTGTACTTGCCGGAGCCGACAAACTCGACCGTGATCTTCGAGTTGGCGCGCCCCGGGCCCGAGCCGATCGTGATCGTCCAGCCCTCCACCACGCAGCCGACTGCCATGCGATCGACCACCAACGCCGGCGCCCGGGCGGATCTGCTCGACGAAGCTGAAGTACGGGAGTTCCGCCGAGTCGCCGTTGGCCGGCATGAGCGGCGTGCACGTGTAGGTGAGGTTGGGAAGCGTCCCGGATTTGACGACCTTGCCGGGCCCGTATGCCATCGCCCAGGCGCCGATCTCTGCACCGAGGTACTTTTCGAGCGTCCCGTTCACGTCCCAGGAGGTCTGGAACGATTGCGTCGGGAACTCGTGGCCTTTGCCGAACTCTTCGGCGTCGTTCTCGGTGTTGAGCTTCGGGTTCGCGAGCGCGGCGTTCAGCTTGCGCAGTTGCCACATCTGCACGGCGGTGTTCGCCGTAGCGATGTCGGCCTGCTTCTGTTTACCGAAGCAGATCTGGAGTTCTTGGAGTCTCGTCGTCGACATGGTTCTCTTTCTCCGGTGGCGGGCACTGGCTCCAGCCAGCGTTCATCAAGGGCACGAGCACCGTGGGCGTCGCCTCCACTTCGCGCAGCTCGCCCAGCCCGTGCGGGGGCTTCATCCAGACGGTTTCACTCATCTCCCATCTCCGTGAATGTCAGCGGTACCTCGAAGTAATCGAGCCCCTCCGCGTCCGTCTGCCGCTGAATGAGTGGCAGGTCCATGGGGTGGCAGGACGGATGCACGCTGGTGTAGAGCATCGGCGCGGTGCCTGACGCTGGAATGCCCTTCGTGATCAGCCGGAACAGACGGCAATAGGCGGTCGGAGGATCGCCGTCGAAGGTTTCAGGCGCGCGCAGGTATAACGTCACCTGGTGCTTCCAAACATCGACGGTGCCGAAGCTGCCCGGCTGCGTACCCTGCCAGACGGCCATGATGCCCGGGGCCGGCATGGTGTGAATGGCATTGGCGAGACTCGATCGCTTTGGGTACTGGTCATGGTAGGCGTAGATGCGCTCGGGATCGCCACCCATTTCCGCAACGAGGTCGGGGATGTCCCGCAGCAGCGTCACCAGGCGATCGACGAGTTCCGAAGGGTCAATCATCGCTGCTTGCCCCCCAGCATGCGTTCGATCACCAGTCGCGGCTTCATTTCGATCAGAATGCGGCGCGTCGCCTCAGTCACCGCCGCCCGGTTCTTGGGCGACAGCACCACCCAGGGCTCGATCTTCTGGTTGATCCATGCCTTGATGCGGTCCTTGCGCGTGCTGAGGCTCGCCTTGGCCTTGTTCTCGCTTACGGTCCGGACCATGAAGTTGCGCAGCATGTCGCCGGTGAGAGACAGCGTGCGCCGGTTGCCTTTGCCGAGCTTCGTCTTCCGGATGGCGTAGCGCTTGGTGAGCGGCTTGGCCGGGCTGTCAGCGGGGCGCTGCGCCGCGGACAACCGGTTCTTCACCGCCGCCACGCCGACGTTACCCACCTTGAACATCTGGTTCTGACGGAAGTTGAGCAGGTCGAGCCGGAGTTGCTTCTTCTGGTAGACCCGAACCGTGGCCATCGCTATCCCTGCCGCATCCGCAGAACGGCGCTTCCGCTCGTGTCCGCTTCGATCTCGAACACCTTGTAGGTGGTGCCGTCGACTTCCACCTCATCGCCTCGTAGCGGCGCGACGGCCAAGTCAGCGAGTCGAACGAACAGCACCGCGTAGACACCGGGAGAGGCGTCTTCTGGCTCCCGCGTAGATTCGAACACGCCTCGGATGGTGGTCTGCCCATCAGCCAACGGCAGGTACGTGACGTCCTTGCCGAAGACGCGCAGGCAGGCCTGGTCCATCCGGGCTGTCGATTCCACGAAGCTCATCAGGCGATGAACGCTCCGTTGAGCCGGACGCGCCCCGTCGCATCACCGTCGGCCGCGGCCTTCACGGCGACACCAATCAGCTTGTTCGTGCCGACCGTCTTGGTGATGCGTTTGTTGGTGTTGTCCCAGTAGATGAGCGCACCCTGGCTGAAGCCGGTGCTGGCGCCCGTCTCGCGCGTGAGGTCGAAGACCCCGGCAAGCTGAAACTCGCCTTCCTCGCCGTTGCCGTAGTCGTTGGCTGCAACGCCGAAGACGGAGCCGACCAGCGCCCCGCCGCCGGAACTGACGGCATAGGGCGCAGTGAGCGTGAGGGTTTCACCCTTCTGGACGTAGTTCTTCATATCTGTTCTCCTTAGCTGCCGACGTTCTTCTGCATGCCGCGCCAGTCGATGGCCTTCGCCCCGAAATCGAGACGCGCCTTGATTTCGACGCCATCCACATCGAACCCCTGCCGCGTCTCGATGTACACACCGTCCTGGCCTTCGAGGTAGGCGTACTCGACGGTGTCGATCTGGTCGGGCGACGCGAAGAGGTACCAAGCCGCCGTACTGGCCGCATCGAGGCGCGGCTCGGCGATCGGCGTCAGCGCCCGGATGTAGTCGGGCACCTGATCTCCCGCTTTCGTGGGCACGACGTTCGGGGCGATCAATTGGAATGCGTTGAGTTGGAGGGCGACCGGAACCGCGAGGTAGCGCGGCTGGATATTCAGCACGGTGACGCCATCGAGTCCCTTTTGCTTGGCCATCGTCGCCATCGCGGCACCCAGACCAGGAAGCGCCAGGGCACTCGTGCCACCCGAGTTGAGGTTCGCGTGCGTCGCATGGAACAGCGCCACACCGTCGCCCATGTTCGGATTGGCGGTAACGATGCCCCAAACGGTGTCGCTCTCGAGGGTCGCCGCAGCCACGCCGAAACCGGCCGGGATGCGGGTGAAGGCGCTCAGATCGTCGTTGATGATCACTTGGCGCGTGATCGAGACGATCCGGCCATAGGTGGCGAGTTTGTAGGTTTCCTTGGATTCCGCGATCGAGCCGTGGGTGAACTCACCCTTCTCGTTCACCTTCTGGAGCGACGGCGCCTCACCGAGTTGCACTGCGTTGATGTTCTTGAAGTCCACCGCCGAGCGCCGGCGCGAGAACGGCAGGAACGTGCGCGGGTAGGCCTCATACGCCTGGCGCAGCGTCTTGTTGGCGACGTCGGCGAGGATGTTCGGGAAGTCGGAGGTCGAGAGCGCAAGCTTGGCCACCTCGTGGCGCGGCATGCGGCGAGTGGCGGTGCCCGAAGCCTCGAGGCATTCACGGGCGAGATCGAGCAGAGTCTGCCCCGTCCAATCCCGGCCCAGGTCGTCGTGCATCGGGAATACCGCCGGATCGTAGCGGTGCAACAGGGCGGCAGTGATGCCGGCGCGGCGCGTGTCGGCCTGATCACGCGTCACGACGGCGGCTGCACTGCGTATCGGCGTAGTATCGCTGCGGTTGGCAAGTTCGTCCAGCGCAATCCGGCGGAACTCTTCAAGCGAGGTGCCCGCGCCGATGTGCTGCGCGACGAGCTTCCCGTCGAGGCCTGCGGCGCGCCCGACTTTCTCCAGTTCCTGGATGCGCGTGCGCTCGGCCAACGCTGCGGCTTGGCGCTCGGCATCCACATTGATCTCGGCGCGGGCCTGTTCGCCCGTGTCGATGACAGTGGTTTCGTCCATCGTCTGCTCCTTTGGGCTCTCGGCCCGTCCAAATCGAAATCCAGCGCCCGGGTCGGCGCCGATGGGCACCAGAGAGATCTCCTCCGGTTCCCAATCGGTAACGAGCACCTGGCGCAAACTCGCGCCCTTCGCCGTCACATCCTCGACGGCATGAACCGCAACACCCATGGAGGCGTTGCGCAGGATGCCGTCCTGCACGTCCTGCCAGATCGGATCCACATCGGCGCGCTTAGAGAAGCGGATCGTGGCTTTCCCGTGTCCGTTTTCGACCCACGCCTTGGTGATCACGCCGATTACGTCGTCGACGGTGAAGTCGCGGTGGGAATTGAGTAGCGGTGCCGATCCACTCGCCATGCGGTTCATGCGGATCGACTGCGGCTCCATGGAGAAGCGCATCTCGAAGGCTCCACGCCCATCGAAGCGGCGCACGGAAGCGCCGGTATACCAGGTGAGCGTGGCAGTACGGTCTTCGCGCGCGGCTGGCGACAGCGCTTCGAACTCGGCAGCCAGCCGTTCGCGGGTGATCTGTTCTGTCATTGGTTCAGTTCCTTCTGTTGCGTGCCGGTCTGGGTCACTCGCCGCGGATCGCAGTCGAGGATGATGCCGCGCTCATCGAGCACCCGGTTGATCTCGGCGATCTGGTCGAGTTGCGCGTCGGGGTCGTAGCCTTGTTCCGCGATCGCCTGGCGCAGGGTGAGCGTGCCGGTTCGCAGCCGATTGAGCGTCGCGACCGAATCCTTGTAGGGGTCGACGCTGCCGAATCCCGGTGGCGTCCACTCAGCGGGAACAGGTTCCGGGTCACCGATGAATCCGGCGACGCTCGCAATCTGAACGAAGCGCTGCCACACCGGCGTACGGAACATCGGGATGAAAGTCAGCCAGCGGAACCCTTCAATGCCATTGCGA